AGATCAATCGCGTCATGCAATTTGGTTTTCACTTTTACTCTCTCCTTATTTAAAGAAAAAGGCACTCAGCCTCATCGCGGGGAAGGAGACAAACCCCGTTCAAGACTGAGTGCCAATTTCAATTACTGCCTAACTGTTAAGACAAGCCAGTGATCATTCCTGAATCGCCGAAGTTAGTGTGCTTGCACGACACTTCCCCGACAACGAAGTGCTTATCGCTGTCTCCCTGCTTGGCTAAAAGCGTACGGGAAAACGGACGTAATACACACTGCTTGAACATAGTGGGGTCGATCAAGAAAGCGTGAGTAGACTTACAAGCCCTTGAAATCACAACCTTTAATTCCGAAAACGGAGTTACAAGCACTTCAATCGTGTTAATCAGTGAGCGATCAATATCACGATTACGCCCAGTCGCTGTTGCGAAACCAGCGATGATACTTGCGTCGGCTGGCTTAACTAGAAGCACGCTGGGGTTAGAGCCGTTGGTGAAACAGGTCTGACTCAACGTAAGCAGTTTTGCTTCTGTGAGCGGATTTGTTGCATCGCTACCGGCATCTAAAGTCGTTGAGATCTGCTGCGACAAACTCGCCATTTTACGAGCGGCTGATGCACTACCCGTTACAGCGGCCTGATCAACGCCCACTAGACAATGCTCAACGTCGTTCTTGAGCGCGGCAAGTGTTTGACTCAATTGAAGTGCGGTTTCCTTCGCACGACCGTAGGTCTTGACGGCATCCGCTGAACTACTAACTTGGAACGCCTCACCGAGAATCTGAGTCGTGTTTGTGCGAGAAGTCGCTGCGGAGATAGTGATTGCACTAGCATCTGCTCCCTCAACTAGCGCCGTTTGCGCGCTTGCGCGTAGGCTNGTTTCAAGCCACTCAAAGGTGCGAGCGTGGATTTTCTCAGTTTTCATCAACGATTGCATGGGACAGGCTGTTGGNGAGATNTGAGACANTACGTTGGACACGTCTTCTGCTACACCAACCTGTTGGTAGGTTTGATATGTTGCCATAATAATTTTCCTTANTACTTAAAAAGTTAGTCTTCCCATCCGGCCACAATCAGATCGGCCAAGGAGTCTAAGTCGTTACCCGCAGGGGGGCTTGAGCGCAGTTTGTCTTGTGCTGCTTTTTGCCGCGCAGCCTTTTGATCAGCTTTAGTTGGCGGGGCTTTTTTAGAGCGCAAAACTTTCTGTACTACTTTCGACTTTTTCGTCGTGGCGACCTTTTTTCCGGCGTCATACAAGCGAGCCTTGTTTAGCAGCATGATGACATTGGCATCAGTGAAGCTATTTACGGCGTCCTCTGGTAGACCTGATTTCACAGCGTAGGATCGGATGTCGTTATACAACGAGTCGTTCCAATTGGGTAAATGCTCTTGCAGAGTTTCAACACATACTTTCGCGGCTTCTTTCTGCGCTTCAGCGTGTTGCTTCTGCAAGTGACCGTAAAATTGGTCAGCTTCTTCATTTAGAAATTTAAGGTCACTCTCTGCGGCAGCAGCGTCCTTTCGCAAATTTGCAAATTCGGTAGCGTCCATTTGCCGGGACGCGACTAGCATGTCTAACTCCTTGTATGGCTTAAACCGTTCTTCCGCTCTTTCGAGCATCTTTTGCATTTGCGCGCTGGCGCGATTCAGATTGTCTTCTGCTTGTTTNCGNTGGGAAGCGAGTTGTTGAGATTTTTGGGTGAGTGATGCTTCTTGCCCATAGAGGCGCTTNAGATCCGCGATTGATGCCTTTTTGGTCTCGCCGTCAACGGTAAGCTCAACAAGGGTTTCGTCGTCTAGCTGTAGCTCGACTTCCTCGTTTTCTTCCTCGTCGGCGTCTGACTCGTCAGGGTCGCTCTCGGCTTCTTCTTCGTCTTCTTCGGTTTCTTCATCATCAGGTAATTCCTCAGATTGCTCGTCACTGTTCTCGTCAGCATCAACATCTGATGCTTCAGCTTCTGCGGGGGTGGATGGCTCTTCAGCGTCCTCCCATTGCGCGGCTAAAGCGTCGGCAACATCGTCAATTTCTAACGCGCCGGGTGAGGTTCTATCGTGTAAGACGTTATCTTGCGACATGGTCTATTCCTCAGTTTTTGATTCATTTTTAGCAATTATTTCGTCGCGAACACTCACTCTTTGCCTGAGCGTGTTCACAATATCGACAAGTGCGCGATAGTTACTGTGCGCGGTCTCGCGTTCATCTGGATTGTCTGGCGGTGAGTTAGTGAACGCCTGAAATGTGTTGTCTACCAGACTGTTCACAGTTTGCATAAACGCGCTGGAACTGAGCAATACTTCAGCGTCAGATCCGAGCGCAATTAGCTCGTCTTCACTCATACTTCGTCTCCTTTTTAGTACTACAGATTAGCCATTCGGACTTGCAATGGCGGTGATTTCGTCAGCTTGTTGAGCGAGTACAAGCTCGGCGCTGTCGATAATTTTCTTATGCTTTAATTGCGCTTCTTTCAGATCTAAGCTGTCTGATTGAATGGCAAAACTGTTCTCGGCTTTTGCTTTGTCAAGCTCAATTTTCATTTGCGCGATTTTCGCATCCATCTGGGTCTTCATCTCCGCAACTTGCGTCTGGCGCTCTGTGACCTCAATCTGTTTCTTGAGCATTTCAAGCTGCAATTCTTGCGCTGGGTCTGGCTGTGGCGGTTCGATATTTGCGGGGTCGGTAAGGTATTCTGAGACATTCTTAATCCCTGACATATCGAGAATTTTAGAAGCAAGCGCATAGATGTTTTCGGGCTTATACATCTCACTAAGATTTGGGTCTTGAGTAAACATTGAGTGCATAGCGAGGTACTTCTGAGCCTCCTTTTCTTTATCTCCGTATCCGAGGTGCAGAGCAATAGATACATCGCGACGATCTGCCCATTTACTTGGGCTTACATTGACATAAGACCCTGCCAGTTCGACAAGCTTATTGTCAGTCTCATTCTCAATGACAAGCTGGTAAATAAGCTGATAGAGCGGCTTTATGAATTGCGTTGCGAAATTCCTCGCCATGATCTTTTGGCGCTGCTGAGACATAGACGCTAGTTGCTCGATCATCGCCGCACTGTTTTGCTTACTGACGGCTTCTTTGTTCGTGCCTTGGCTGATGCGCGAAACCCCCGAGGTGTCTTCAAGCTGCTCGTCGAGAAGCTTTATAGTCTGGAAGATGAAAGGGTTCAGCGGCGCTTGCATCATCGGCATGATCGCATCCGGGCGACTTACGTTGACGATGCCACCTACGCGGTTGTCGATAAGCTCACGCGGATTGGTGAGACCGCCCTTGGTGACGATGTACCGTGGATTATTTGTCAGGATCGCGTGATCAAGAATCGATCTCGTTAACACCGTCCGGGCATTCTGCGTTGGAATAATCCTTGCGCCGAACGAGTTGCCGAAAAAGGCGTGAGGAATCGGGAGTGGCGAGAAAGACACGAAGGGCATTCTGGACACTTGTGACTTCTCTAGAAGCACATTGCCAGCTTTGATTGTCTTCCACAGCTTCGCCACTCCCGATCCATCAACGTCGAGATACATATAAGCTTCATAGACAGTAACTGATCGCAAAGCTTCGTGGGTGCCAAAAGATTTAAACGAGCGACTAGAGGTGACCTCGTCGTGACGAGCTAAGATCTCAGGATCGGTCTCCATGTCAACGTCTTCGTGATCACCAATCTTTTCGATTAAGTCCTCGTCGTAACCCTCATCGAGTAATTCTGAAATTGTTTTGCGAGTTCGGTGGGCGGCGAAGCTTACAGACTCAAGTGACTTCGCTTGCGGCTCAATAAGAAATTCTTCGGGCGCAATGTTTTCAATTGTGACTTGGCTAGTGTCCCGGTATATGCAAATAGTACCACTCAAAAGCCCCATGTCATCTTCTTCACTGTCCTTTAGCTCTATCATTTCTTGAGCTAACAGCGAGTCAAGTTCTTCGGCGGTTAAGTCTTCAAAATACTCTTCGTGGAAGTCTTCTTTTTCTTCCCAAAAAGCTTTTGCAACGCCTACTCTCGCAATTAAACCGTCGTGAATCACGGTTTGCATTACAGAGAAAATGTCATTTTGCCGGTGTGCAACGTAGTCAGTATAGGCCGTGCATAGGCGCGCCTGTTCAACATCGTCAGCGTTCTGCGGAGTAAACTTGACCGTACCCTCACCCGCTGCAAACGTCTCTAACAGCGCCGCCTTGGCGCTCTCAATAGTGTCATAACAATCGAGTGACACGTACTTGGAATTGCCGTCATGTGCTGGCTTCGGAAGAGTGCCATTGTAGTACTCCATTACGCGCTGACGCTCCCGGCTAATCTCGGAATCATAATAGCCAACACTGCGTCGTATGCAGTCGTCCATCATTGTGACGATGTTGTCGTCGTCAAGAGACTTATATTCCATACTTACACCATCTCAATATAAAAGTTTGCAGTGGATTCAATTGGCGTCCAAGCGCCCTCGTGAACATGATTTGCTAATGCAAGAGCCATTACAGTGTCGTCATAACACCCAGAGTCAGCTTGCATAGCGCCAGACTCGGTGACGATGTAACTGAGCATCTCGCGCAGAGTGACCTTGTCGTGAATCTCAATCTCATTCTCACGCGCCGCAGCGCGCAATTGATCGATAACTAAAGGCTTCGTTTTTTGGGTCGTTGTAAAGCCTAATTTGACCGTCTCGCGATCAGTAAGCTTGTCGATTTGAACGTCCGTGTAGAAATTTGGGTAGCACAAATCTTTGCCGAGTCGAGTGCAAGTCAAGATGCCGTGACTGTTATTCTCGACACAAATAAACGCCTCGTTGTAGTAGTCACCGAGGTTGTACAGGACGGTTGCAAAGTGATCTGGATGAACGTGACCTCGCCATATTGCGACTTGACGCTTTTTACTGTCGAGGATCTGAGCGACCGAGTAATCCCCGTTCCTGACGCCCATAGCGACATCCGCGCCAATCACATACTGCTCGCCCTCGTCGTGTGGCAAGTAAGTCGTAAGCTCACCCCGGGCGTTGTTGAGCCACTCGGTTCCCTCGAGTGCAAGCCGCTCTTTTACATCCTCTGCGTCTTTAATGAACTTTTGAAGCTGCTCTGGATTGAACACTGGCCGCCCCGTAGTCAGGAAAGCGTGATCTGGCTTTGCCGGGTATTCTTGATTCCATAAGTCTAGGCCGTTTTGAGCAATCTTGCGGCGGCGAAACATTAGCTGCTCGTCGTCAATCTTGTACTCATCAACGAGATCATTTTCCTCGGGGGTTCGCTCAAAATTTTCGGGGACAGTTTCGCGGTAAGATTCGTCCGTAAACCAAGGTATAAAAACCGGGATATAACCGTTTGTTCCCTCGACGGCTCCGCGCCAAAGATCGTAAAAAATGCCGCGCATCCCGTTGGCTGTACTCTCGACAAATATGGCGGTGCCGGGGGTGTTTGGTACAGCTTGTGTAAGACCATTCCAGTTGTCTAGCGATGTGCTTTTTTGCCAAAACGCAAGCTCAGATGCGTGTACATGGCTGAGCGTTTCGCCCCTACCGATACTCTCGCCGCCAGCAGTTGAAACGACAAAGCTGGAATCAAGAACGTCAAAGTTCATCTCTCTACGTGACGAGTACTTTGTATGAGGCTTCAAGATTGAAGGACAGTTCTCGTGAAATCTTTTCGTCATATCGAAGAGGGCGCGGGTTGAATCTGCGTGGTGCGTGACGACCATCGCTTTCGATGCGGTTCTCTGAGACACTGCCCAATAAAGGTGGCCGCCAACGTAGGTCGATAGACCTTGCTGACGGGCCTTTAGAATTATTATTCGTACCTTGCCCTCGGCTTTTATTTGAGCCTCAACAGCGTCGTTTAGAATAGTCTGCGCTGCGTTTATCTTGAGAGGGGCAATCTGACCGGCCTTGGTTCTTATCTTCAGCGCCGATTTTGCATAGAGGGGAAACTCAGTTTTCAGTCTCCTCCTGATCTTCTTCATTTGTGGATTCAACGGGTGTCTCCTCGTCGGCCATTACCTGTGCTAAAAAGTCTTCTGCTGCCGATAACGTCACATCGGATTTCGACACAGGTTTTGATTTTGTGAAGTCAAGTACAAGCCGCGCTGCTGCAAGTTTCTCTCTTGCTTGTCCGTCAATTCGCATAACTTCGACGGCAGTTTGCAGAGCCTCTTTTTGGTACTCATCTTCAATGTTGAATTTTTCTGCCATAACGTCTGCTACCTTTTTTGCGTAAACTTTAGCCGCCGCCCGGATTGGCGCGATTGTCTCGCGAGTATGCCCATCTGGGACACCCACAGGACGACCTGCATTTTTCCGGGGTTTGGTTGACCATTCTTTGCGTTTGGCGCGGCCCTCTGGCGTGTCGCAGAGAGTCTTAAAATAACTCTCCCGAGCCATGTTCGGGTTTTTTACTCTTTTGGGTGCGCTTTGTCGCTTTTTTCTGCTCTTTGTGGGCATCAATTTGCTCCTTTATTATTGTCTCAATGATGGCGCGAGTACCCTGACATTGGGCGGTAAAAAATTCAGACGGAAGTGCTGGAGTGATCTCTTCCAGAATTGTTTTTTTCTGGCTCGATGTCAGGAGCTTGCTATTGACGACTTTTTCAATGGACGAAAGGATGCTCACAAAGTTAATTGCGGTGCTATTCATGTTGTCTCCTTTAGTTTCTTAGGCGCTTAACGCGCCGGGTTGTTGCGCTAATATTCCTTGCTTTTCTTCCTCTTCTTCGCCCATCTTAGCCATTGCTGCAATAACGAAAGCTAAAGCAACGACGACAGGATTTGCGTGGAAAGATACAGGCATGGATTTAGCGGAATCGCCAGACATACGACGGAAATGTTTTTGAATCATTTTTGCAGTCTGTGGCGCGACCCTTTTCAAAAGCTTGGGATCTGTCATGTACACCCAGACTGGATCAACAGCAATCTCAGCGTCTGATTTGACGTAGCTGAAAAATGAGTTGTCTTGGCCGCGAGGTGTTGAACCATGAAAAAGCTCACGCATTTGGCGAAGAGACTCGCCCCCAAGACGCACAGGCAAACCGTTGACATTTACAATCTCTTGAAGATTATCGATTTCTTTTTTAACGCCAGATTGGGTGGTTGAACGATCATACGCCTTACTTATTTCGTCGCGAAGACGTTTATAGCCGAGGTTAGCGTGAAGGACTGAAGTACCCTCTAGATGGTGGCCGATCTCATGCAACAGCGTATGAAACTGCTCTTGCGTAGACCCGATTTTACGGACGCCTACGACCGGCTTCGTTTCTTTAAAGCCTTTAGCGACAAGGTACTTTCCGTCTGCTGATCTAGTAATACCGTCAGGTAGTGTCTGAGACGCTTTGTAAAACCCTGCGACGTTGGCGCCGAGATCTGCGCCAGCGGCGGTATTAAGTTCTTCAGCGGTTTCGACTAGGGCAAATGTAATACCGAGAGCTTCCATAAGACGCTCGGCTTCAGCAACATTATTAATTCCGTTTTCGTATTTGCTGCCTTTTGCACCAATGTCAAAAACATCGGAGGCGAGGTCGAACTGGAGTTGAGTTTGCCTGACTGTAGGCTTAGGTATCGGCCTCGGCGCTGGGTTCGTGTAGGCGTCTAGCGCNGCGGCGCTTGGCTGGATNGAGAGGTTTGTTTCGCCTCCCGCTCNTTCGCCTCCCGCTNCTTCGCCATTAGGTCTTGCAGACCTTTCACCAACGCTCCCATCTTGTCTTCGGGTACTTGGCTCAGAATTGTCGAGTCTCCGTCCAATATCGGTGAGTGTTTCTTTAATTTGGTCATTAGATACTCCGTTTTTCTCGGCTAAAATTATAGCGGCATCTAGGTAGTCGTTGTCTTGACCTTGTCCGGGGCTGACCCCTAATGCGCGAAACAGTTGCTTTTCTGGATACCACATCAAAGCTTGAAAGTCAGCGGTATTGATATTGTACCCTTTTTCACCAAGTTTTTGTATTGCAGCGGAGGTAACGTCTCTCATGTACTGCCGCTCTGATCCGTTTCTTGGAGTCTCTTGAAGCGGAGCGGAAAGGTTTTTTCTGTGCGTACCAGTTTTTTTGAAAAGCGCCGGTTTGTCAGGGTTCTTGTTATTGTCCTTTTTAAATTGTTTGAAGTAAGACTGCCATGTTTTATCAAGCTCTAACAAAAAACCATCAAAAGCATCTGAGTTTTTGTAGATGCCACTAAACTTTATTCCAGTCCTTTTTTTCGTGTCATTGATCAGCTTTTTCTCTAATGCGGGAGCGTTCTTTATAATAGATTCCATTTCAGAGCGCGCTTTTGTCAAGTTTGCTTGATCAATCTTTTTGAGATTGTCACCGACTAAGCGGTTCCACATCCGCATCCACCAGATATCCATCGTCAGAGCGTCATAATTACCACGGATGTTCTGATAGAACCCCTGCCCAATTTTTGGGCCAAGGACAAAGCTTCCTTTGACTTGAGCAGTGACTAGCTCAGACCCGCTCACTTGCAGATCTGTACCATGTTTAGCGTTAAACCTTTTGATGAAGCTATCTAGCTCACCGCGAGTAAAACTGGTATCAAAAAATTCGGCAATGCTATCTGGAGAACCACTATTGTGCCACTCATTCCAAAATTTAAAAGAATCAAGCATGGCCTGATTTCGTTCACCACCCGCGTCCCACTCTTTTTTGCCAACGGGCATTCTGCCGCGAGAAATATAAGTGTCAAAAATCTCAGAAGCATAGGCAAAATTAGATACTACAGCTTGCCCATTACTGGTGACCGCCAATATAAAATCAAACGCCAGTTCATTCTCAGGACTTTCGACCACGCGAGGGTCAACTAATGAAACAACAGCTTTGGCAGATTTCAATTTCCGGTCATACCACCCGATAGCGTTAGAATCGCGACCAAGGTTATTTATAGCTTCTTCTGACATATAGTCAGATAACATATCAATGTTTTCCGGCGTGTATTCAAACGGCTCAGAACGCCCCGTCGCCTCTTGCCACCGCTCTTGCAGGTAGACGCCAGCTTCAGACTTTGTGCGAACTACAGGACGCTTGTAGCTGCCATCGCGCATTTGTTGAACAGCCTCTTCAGACGGCAAAATGTCAATGTTAGTTATGCGTCTTTGAGATAAAGCAGGGCCATCAGGCATTCGTGAGAAATTAATCTCACCGCTATTTTTTTGCGCTGGGAGCGAGTACTCTTTATTAACATAAGCGCCAAGAGCCGACTTCAATCCTTGCGGCATATCAAAGTTGTTTAAGTCTTCGCTAAACAAAGCAGTAAATGCGCCATCAACGCTATCAAAGCCCAAAAAGTCTGCCCTATCCATAGCTTTAAATAAGTCTCTACCGTGGCGAGACATACTATTAAGCTCAGAATCACTAAGCGGATTTTCCATTAAATTATTTACAAGCTCACCCTGCATAACGCCAGCGGATTCTAAATCGCTAACCATTTGATTACGCAATGTGGCAACACTACCAGCGTCCCTAAATGCGGGTATTGACGAAGTAGGGCCATCAGGCATTCGTGAGAAATTAATCTCTGGGTCACCTTCTTTCGGCTTACGTTTTTGCTGCTCAGATATTTGATACGCAATCGGGAAAAAGTGCGCTTGTAACGCCTCATCTGCAACGCCGATTTCAGTGAGCCTCTCTACCATACTGTTTAAAGTTTGACGAGGCGTCGAGCCAAGGTTTCCCGATTCTAAAACAAAGAGAGAACCGCCTATATGACCTTTATCCGTGTCTGAGACATTTGGGTCAGCTTGCAGCGCCTCATTTGCCGCCTTTGCTGCGGCTTGATTCGCTAGAACACCGCGCTCGTAATTTATTTGCTGCTGAGTAAGAATGACATTGGCCCCGGCTTGTGCAGAAGCTTCATCAGGCTGACGGACTCGCAGAGCGCCCATCTGTTCGTTATTGTTTAACAGATTGTTGATATTACGGATGGATTCAAAGCCAGTGACTTCACTGCCGGTGACCATCGACTCGTGCAAACTTTCAATCTGCGTTTTGATGAAGGCATGGGTCTGAGGGTCGGTGTATACAACCTCCATTGCGGTTAAAAGTCCCTGCGTGTTAAGCCCGGTGCCGATTTCGTAAATGCCTTGTGGAGACTTTGGATTTGGAGGCATTTGCTGATCAAATGCTTGCTCTGCGGCTTCCCGTTTCTGCTGTTCTTCAACTTCAGTTTGCTGGGCGACTTGGGCTTCTTGAGCTTGAGCCTGTTGCTCTTCAGCCAATCGCTGTTCTTCTTCTCGTTGCGCGATAGCTCTCAAAGAGACACCGCCGGGAGCGCCAAATCCGGCGCCCTGCTCATTTTGACTGACGAAGCGGTCAACAGTAGATCGACGCCCAGTTGCTTTATCAATTAGACGCCCACCCCCAGCAATAGCGGCTTGAGGTATCAAGCTAGTGCCGCCAGTAGAGGCAGCAGCGCCAAGGGTGCCGAGACTTTTGACAGTCGTGAACATCTCTTTGCTAGGGTTGTACCCAGACTGCCCAGCAATGGGGGAGATGAGATCAGTGTACTGGGACACGCCGCCGACGTACCCGGTATTGTGCAGTCGCGTTTGCTCTTGGCTTTCGCGCATCAAATTCAGTAACGTCTGACCTTCTTGCGTGTCGCCTACGAGACGATCTACTGCCTCAAAATTGGCTTTTGTTACAAAAGATTTGGTTTTGTTACGCGAAGCTTTCAGACCAACAGTTGCTTTGATCTGATCCATAAGAACAGTGAAATCCTCAAGCAGAGGCGTGTTAGTCTTGAGTCTGTCGCGCAGTATTTTTTCATAAGTTTGGATCTCTCCGACGATGTCTAGATGCGCGGCATCCATCGCCGCACGAGCGCCCTCTTCACTGCCAATATCGACGTTTTTGAGGTCTAGCTTTTTCGCTTCACCGCCTTTTTCTGGAATGACACCGCCGTCCGCGATTTGACGGAGACGCTGTGCAAACGCGGCTTGAGCTTCGGTAGTAGAGTTTTGAGCCGGGGCGGGTGTGAGAGCGTTTGCAGTGCCTTTTACTGTCCCTACAACACCCTGCGCGGCGAGAGCATTAGTAGAGCCAAGAGCAAAGCTTTCGATACCTCTATCAACTAATTCACCGGGAGTATACTCACCACCCCGTGAGGCGGCGGCACCAACAATAGCCGACTCTTGGGCGGTCTCAGTTAAACCCTCAATAGTTGTTTTTTTAACTACTTCAGCAGCAGCATCAGCAAAGCCTTTTTTCTTCAATGCCGAGGTAATTTCTGCAACAGTCATGTTTTGTAGTTTAGACTTAGGTATGACCTTTGCAGCACCAAAACGATCAAGTAATCCAATTAAAGCGCCGACACCAAGAGCCAGCCCAGCATCATAATCACCGTTTTTTTCTTCTTGCTCAAATGCGGCTTCACCCGCTCCCATTGTCATGCCGCCCGAAAGCGTGGCAGCGCCAATTAAAGCGGCGGCGGGTACGCTAACAGTTGCAGCAGCGGCAGATAGACCGGCACCCGCAAGTGCTGTACCTCCTGACACGCTGTTCTCTGCTGTTTTTTCTGTCAGCCATCCCATAGCAGAGCCTAGACCGCCTTCATTCCACGTTTCGCGCAGGCTCTTAGTATATGAAGGAGTGTAGCCACCTTGTGCGATGTCTTTATCTTGCTGCGCGACAATGGAGGAACCAGCTTTTTGTACAGTTGGCAGATTGAAATATTTACCACCCGCCTCCACGCCCTTACCGACCATTCTCTGGGCTTGGTCTGCTGAATACTCAAAAGCATTATCTGGCTTGTTCTGCGCTGGGGCTGGCGCTACCGGGGCTTGAACTTGAGGTGCTTTAGATGCTTGTTGCAAACTTGCTCGGTAAAGATTAGCTACTTGATTTGCTTTGTTAAGATCGCCTTGTGATTTCCAATGTTCATATGCTTTTTTGTAGTCAGCTTGCGTTCTCGTTTGAGCCATAGCGAAATCCTAATAAATAAATAATGCGTCGTTGTCAGCTTGAGAATACTGTTGACCGCGCATCGCTTTTAGTTTCATCATCACATTTCGTGCGGCTTGACGTTTCTCGTCGAGCATAGCCAGCCAAGTTTTTTCATCTGTAGTGGTAAGGTCGGGCAATGGTTTTTCAAAGATTTCCATCTCTTTATTAGAGATAGCGCCCTTGGTCTGCCCAATCGTGATCAAAACTTGATCGACCTTAAACTGTTCCATCTTCATGCGCGTGTAAGCTCGTGGATCGCCAGTCAGTTTGTCCCACCAGCCCTGTACGGTTCCATCCCAAAGACCAGTTAAGTTGTCGCCAGCGCCCAGCACCTCGTTATAGAGGCTGTCTAATTTACGCACTTGCTCTTCTGCACCCATAACGGCTAAGTCGTCAGCTTTGTAAGCTTCCGCAAATTTCGCTTGCTGGCTTCGCTGATAGTCAATCTCAGCCATCTCTCTATCTTGTGCCATTTGTGCCTCTTCCAAGGCCGCTGTGCGGTTGTAATCTTGAATACCGCC